CTCGGGTGTCACACACCGGATCGTGATGCGCCCGTCGTCAATCATGGCGCGCAGCTCAGCCACTGTCGGGCCGAGGTGGGAACGCACGAGCGGCCCGGGTTCACACGAAGTTGTCGGCGTCGGGGGAGGACGCGCGACAACTGCGCGGCGGTGAAAGACGGGGCGCGTGATGAGGGGAATCTCCATTGTGAGTGTGTGAGTGACGATCCCGTGGTTTGGGCTCGACCCGTGTAGACAAAACCTACTTTAGCTTCACGAATGCCATCAAAAACGCCGCGACTGCAATCCAACACCAATACGAACCGGCGGTTCCATACTTATCATTGAAGTATGCACTGATAAAATAAGTGACTAGTCCAAATAGGGCTGCTCCGCGGTGTCCCGTGATCCACAGTGGGACGAGTAGCATTACGAGCCATGCGACAGTCCATGGTGATGTAAACGACGGAATCCAATTCCACTTCAGATGACCGTTACTACCAATCGTAGTAGTTAGATCAACCTTTGTTGTCAATAAATACAAAGCAGTCCCGGTGAGCGTAATCAACCATGCTTTATTTCGCATATCGACCGGCAATAACATAGCAGTTACTAATGGCTGCAACACTAAGAAACCTACGCCTACACCAGACCATAACTGATTTGCGCTAGGGATTGCCAGATTTTTCCATAGAAAATATTCCACGAGCTGCATTTGCACGAACACAACCATATAAAGCAGTATGACTGGGTTCAGCGTCCCATTATACTTATGAATAGCCGCCAGGGTCATCGCAAACGCATAGGTTTTGAGTGACCCCTCTGCGCTCCAACACATATTACCTCGTGAGATTATTCTTCAACGGAGCATGTAGAGTGCTATGCACACGACGACGACGCATATCAGAATCACTTTGATCTTGTGATTGATCCTATCGCCCACGTCAGAGTTGACGATCGCGGTCGTGTTCGGCGGCCAATCGTACGCCTTTGCGTAAAAGACCGGTGCGTCGATGCCGTCAATCTTCCACGTGTCTTTGCCGGCCAGCGGTTTGTAATTCGTACTGGCAGACCAGTTTCCCTCGGCGTCGATGGTGATCACGGCGCCTTCACATGCGTCAATCTCGGCGATCGCCTGGTCGGCGATAAACTTGCCAATCGGACCGAACGGCTCCGCCCATGCGTTGGCACGCTCGCGCGCCTCGAGCATCGCCTCTTGCTTTTGTTCTGTGGTTGCATTGACGTGCGGCCCGTTCAAGGGGTCTGATGGGCCTTCGCAGAATATCATTACTGAGACTTGGAGTGTTTTCTTAAAGCGGCTGTGCGTCGTAGACCCAAATGGCCGAGATGAATGACCGGATCCTCGATCTGATCAAGGAACGCATGGCAAAGGGTCGCGCGCAGTATGGCCACGGTCTCAAGGAAGACTCTGGCTATGACTGGGTGAAGGAGGCTCTCGAGGAGGCGCTCGATCTGTCGATTTATGTCGCGGCGCGTCTGATCGAAGTAGCGTCGTCAGTTGACCACAAAGATCGTACCGACAAAGAGTGAATTGTACGTCGACGCATAATAGAGCGTACTCGGTGCACTTGCTGGGACCCGCCACACGATCGTACCCACGTCCGTCGCAGGGTAGCTCACACCGTCCGTGTACACGTCGCCGGCACTGTACGCCCCACTGACGGTCTGAATGTTGAACGGCTGCCCGAGTGCATCCATATAAAACACGATCGTCGTACCACGTGACACGAATAACGTGGGATTGAGACCTCCGTTGACCAGGTACGCCTGGTTCTGATAGTTCTGGAAAAGATATCGAGTGATTGTCGGCGATACGACGAGCGGAAACTGAACGGTCGAACGAAGTCCGTAGGGAGACTGTACCGTAACGTCGATGTTCTGAAGAGCCGTATCGGTATTCTGTGCGAATGCGAGCGTGATGCCGGTTTCACCCGTGGTCACGACCGATACGCCGCCCGGCAGAGTGCTCGTCGTATACGCCAACGTGACGAGATTGTAATACGGTGACGTCTGTGCGATGAAAAATGTGTTGGCGCTCGCGGTATCGATGATGACCGGTACGGGCACGGGGGGTGCGAGTGTCGGTTTGTACTGCTGGATCGTCGCGAGTACGTAATCAGGTGCCGGCCATGCAATGTACTTTATCGGGCCGGACAGGCACAGTTCACCGTTAAGCGGCACAGTCTTGCGCACCTGCTGGATCATCAAACGGTGCGTGTTCATCTCGAACCACGATCGCTCTTCGTACGGGAGGTGAATGGCTTCGCACCACACCTTGTAGTTGTAGGCGGGCGAAAGCCCTTCGATCAACAGGTCGAGCTGAGTGTACCGGATGGACACGAGCGGAAAATACGTCCCCTCGAACGGCAGCCAGAGCGGTTGAAACCCAACAGGTGCGCGACGCTGCGACTCATTCTTGACTTCGAGCGTCGGGCGAATCGTGTTCATGTAGACGAGATCGCGCTTGTCGATGATCTGTTCGCCGAGTCGCGTCGACATTGACGTGAATGTGATTGGCGTCGGGACGAGGGCGTCGGTCGCGAGGTCGTGTGCCGTGATGTACACGTAGCCGAGCAAATCACCCTTTGAGACGTCGAAGCGAACCAGTCCACCTGGATCGACCCGAACACGTTCGAGCGACATGGCAAATGATACATGTCGCTTGTACGATGAACGAAAAAAGGACATCTGTGGCTCGAGCGTGAGCCAGACGTCCTGTGGACCCTCGACCAACAGCTGTGCGCCGGCGATCGATTCGGTCATATCTATTACAGTCCGAGGTTTTAGTCCCAATAAAGCAGCGATGCCGTTCCATCCTTGATCTCGAGGACGTTGTACCCGACGGCGTACAGGTAGTTGCCAGTCACCATGGATGTGAAGGGCACCGTTTCTGGGGTTACAATCTGAAACTTGTCGATCCGGGAAAAGTTGAGCGTTCCGGTCGGCTGGTATGACGTCGTGTCCAGACAGAATGGGATCACGGCGACGTTCGTGTTGCTGAAATAGCCGTTCGGGGCATGGTAATACGTGTTCACGTCGGTCCACTGCTCGAGGTGACGAGACTCACCGACGTCGGTCCCGTTCACTTGGTACTTGAACTGGTAGTCAGCAACGGCTGGCATTCTATTGTCTGGTGAGAGTTTATTTATCAGGCACGCCCGTAGTTTGTGCGCCCGACGACGTTCCGAAGATTGTTGTTGACACCGACTCGAGTCTGCAAGGGTCGCGAAGAAGTTGGCGCCTTGACGTTGTACACCTTGAGCACATCCTTTGCGTGACACAGAACAATCTCTGGGTGGAACGACCCCTGTGGAAGTTTCGTCCGGAGTCTCGGTGCATAGTATCCGTCGTACCCGAGTGTACAGATGAACTTGGCGACGTGAATGTCGTACTTGATCTTTGAAAAACGCCGAACCTCGCCATTTGCAGTCCGAAACGCCTTCAGGATACTGCCCTTGACTGTGTTCGATCGCGCGGCTGCAAGGAGTTTCGTGACCGTATTGACGCTCCCCATATTGAGCAGGTTGAGTGGACGCGTCGTCACGTACTTTACAGCCGTACCGTACGAACGCACGCTGTTTTTCGTGTTTGAAAAATACACTGGCAGATTACTCCGAAGATAGTTTGGTCGTTTGTTCAGGTACCCCTGGGCCTGATTCGCTTCGGCGTGCGACCCGCGGTACAGGAATTTGCCCGCCGGAAAGATCATATACCATCTGTGTAGATTTTCTGTTAAACGTATCGTGCCACTCATAAGGAATGAGTCATTACGAGACGCTGGGTATCGACCGAGGCGCATCGGTCGACGAGATCAAAAAGGCGTACCGTAAGCTCGCCATGAAGCACCACCCCGACAAGCCGACCGGTGATCCCGAAAAGTTCAAGGCGATCAATCAGGCGCACGAGACGCTCTCCGACCCCGATCGACGTGCCAAGTACGATCAGTTTGGGACGGATGACCCGAACGCCGGTGGTATGCCCCAAGGTCCCGACATTTCCCAGATGTTCCAGAACATGTTCGCCGGCGGTGGCATGCCATTCGGACAGGGCGGAGGCGGTGGACCCGGGCGTCGCGGCGATCACAAACACGTCATCGAACTGTCGCTCGACGAGGTGTTCACCGGTGTCACAAAGACGATCAAGGCGACAGTCACGAAACCGTGCTTTGCCTGTCTGCGCAAGTGCTCCGTGTGTAACGGCGCCGGTATGATCAGCGAGGTGCAAAATATGGGCTTCATCTCGCAGATGTTTCAGAGGCCGTGTCACCAATGTCAGGGTGGCGGTCAGCTACCGCAAGGCTGTCCGCAGTGTCGCAACCAACGCCATATCACCAATACCGTGTCTATCAACCTGAACATCGGTGCCGGTGTCGAGGATGGCGTGTCACAGGTGATCGAGGGACTCGGTGAACAGGCTCGATCACCCAACGAGAGGCCCGGCAACTTGATCGTTATTTTCCGGATCAAAAAACATCCCAAGTTTGAGCGCAATGGGCACGATCTACGATACAAGCTGACGATTTCGTTCGAAGAGTCAGTCAACGGGTACGAGTTTGTCGTCCCGCACTTTACAGGGCCCCTGACGCTCAAGACGCACGACCTAGACAATGTGATCGATCCGCGCAAAGACTATAGACTCGAAGGCAAAGGATTAACAAAAGAGGCGAATCTGTATATAAACTTCGATGTTCAATACCCGCGTGTCCCCCACTCTACAAGTCCGCGTACGACACCGTAGGCGCGATGCGATGAATGTCCATAATCGTGCGGGTCTGGGCCGCGCTCGGAAACTCGCCGTTGTTTTCGTCCATGTAGTTCAGCAGTCTCCGTCCGGCATACTCGGCATAGTGGCGCAGCGTTTCGGGTGACATCGTCGGGTATGTCGGAACCGCGCGCAGACGCTCGACCCATTCCGCCCCTGACGTCATCACGGTAGGTGCCACGTTGCCCATGACGTACCAGGCAGGTCCCTCAAGCGGAGGCGGAGGCGGTGCGGGCATGCTAAAGGGCGCGCGGCACATCGGGCACGGCCCATTCACCGTCGTACGACTGCGGCGCGTACGCTGAAAACCGCGACGCCGCGCCCACTCAGACAGGCACGCCGTGTGGAAATAGTGCCCACACTGAGTCTTTGTTCGCTCAGATGGCGCCATCTCGTTCATACAGATGGCGCAATCGGACGGAACGTCCGGGAGGAGACCCTCCTTCTTCGCGTGGCGCCAGCACATCGCGAGGCTACGGTACCGCGGGCACTTGCACGGCTCACCCTTGGCCGTCGTACCGGTACACATCGACGCGGCCGGCACTTCAGCCGTTGCGCGCGTACTCTTGTGGTAGTGGATCGCACACATCCCGTGATCGGCACACGCCTTGTTTTTGCACGCCGCCCCCTTGGCGGTCACGCCGGTACACGGCCCGCGAATCACGCGAGGCGCGCGAGGAACCCGGACACGCGGCGCAAATGCAGTCATGGGAAGGCGCACACCGGCGATCACAAAGTCACGCTGAAGATCCCGTGGAATGGTACCCCAGAGGGAACGCATCGCCTCCACAGTCGCCACAGCAAGTTCACGCGCGTCAGGGTAGGGCGTAGCCATGACGTGAGTGAAGGTACAGTGCGGCTTGACTGACCCGTATAGACAAAACCTACTTTTCAGAACATCGGGCACGACTGTGATCGGTACATTTTCGGGAAAAATATCCTAAGAAACCTGAACGGAAACCCATCCCGGCGCCGCCAGTACAAATATCTCCCTGCCATACATATCTTGGATATTTTGGCTCTAGACGTCGTACTCGCGACACGCGCGCGGATCGTCGAAACACTGTTCGTCCTCGATACCCTGTTTGATATTCTGTTCCTGGGCGTGATAGGCGTGTGAAAGCTCCTCGGCGAGCTCCCACGCGTGACGACACTCGATCGTATCCTCGAAATGGTGACAGAGGAGCATGGCCTGATCGACCGCCTGTTTAATCTGACGCTTCGTCACTCTGGTAGGTTTAGGCCTGGACGCCGACGAGCACCGCTTGTTGGGCCGCGCGAGCATGACGATCTTCTGTGCAAGTGACCGCATTTACAGTCACAGAGGCGGTATCTTTTAAGACTGGCGCCGACGGCTGAGAATCCACTGAACAAACACACCGACTGGCATATACAGTACCGGCGCTCTAGTTCCTTAGTGTCATCGCCTCGAGCATGCGAGGGCCCTGTGTCCGAGTGACGACCGCAAAGACGGCACGCATGATGGTCATGACGCAACCCATCATCTCATCCTCATCCTCAATCTCCTGGTCCCAGAAGTGCGGCACGTACCACGTGGTGTTGATCGCCACCTCGATACCGATCAGGAGCGTGTTGAGAAACTCCTCCCAGAGTTCTTCGGAGATTTGGGCGGGCTTGTGCGTCTGGTAAAACGCGTCGATGATCAGTTGCTCGATCGCCTCAAAGTCAATCTCGATGTGCTCCACATACGTCGGGTACAGAAACGCTGTGAGATCGGCACCGATGTCACGCTGAATGTCATGAAAAACGTCGTTCAGCAGTTCGGCCGCCATGGTTCGTGTGTTTGTTGAGACGTACCGCCCTAAGTGACCCGTGCAGACAGAACATCGAAAAGAACCTCCTTTTTTTGTCAGTCGATGGTAGGATGCGCGATTCGATCGCCAATGGGTATTTGCAATGTCGAGCGCCAACCATAATCGTCAACACGGGGAACATTAACGTGAGTAACACGCTCACGCTCACGGGTACGCTCGGTGTGACGTCGCTCAGAGTGGCTGGAAACATTTACGCGTCCAACGCGCTGACGACCACCAATGTGTTCACCGTGACCGAAACGGTCACTGGCACTCCGGGTATGACGTCGCTCAATGTCACTGGCAATTTATACGTCTCGAACGCTTTGACGACCACCAATGTTTATGCGACTCGAGTATACGGCGATGGTGGGTTCTTATCAAATGTCACGTCGACGCCGACGAATAATGTCCGAAAAATCACTGCAAACCACACTGTTCTGTTGACAGACTACTATATCGGCGTCAACGGGACGGGCGTGACTGTAACCCTGCCTCTCGGATCGACAGTTCCTTCAGGCAAAACCTATGTGATCAAGGACGAGTCTGGTCTCGTGACACCCAACTCGGCGTACCGGTTCACGATCCAGAGATCAGGTTCTGACCTCATAGACGCCTCGACGAGCATCACAGTCACGGTCAGTTTCATCTCACTGACCTTTCTGTGGAACGGAACGAGCTGGTCGATTATCTAGACACATAGTAGAATGACGTTCATACCCGCTCTGACGGCGAACGTCTCGCAAGCAAACTCGACGTCGACGGTGCTCGCAGCCGGCGCCACATTCACAGGAACGCCCGAGGATGTCAGCCAGTATGCATCCTTGAGTGTTGCATTTTACGTCCAGCCGTCCAATGCGACCGGTAATGTCCTCGTCCAGTTTTCGAATACGGCATCGCCATTCTATTCCGTCTCGAACACAGTCACGGCGGTCACATCCATCACGGCTGGTGGTTTTACGCTTGACGTCATCACTGCAGCACAGTACTTTCGAGTCGTCTACGTGAACGACACGACGCCACAGACCGCGCTCATGATCCAATCCATCTTCCATCCACAGGCGCGTATCGCCCAGGCGACGACCAGGTACGCGCAGCAGCCCACCGATTACACGGACGTCTTGAATACCCGTGCAATAATTTGGGGGAAGACATTGGGTGGTGGAATCTACGAGCCCGTTGCGACCAACGGTGAAAATTCGATCGTCGTGACGATCGCGGAACCCCATGCAGCGTTTGGTGAAATTTCAACCGCCGAAAACACAGCGACGTGTCAAGTTGATTTCGTCTACGGAATCAACACGAACCTCACGAGCAACACGACGAGCAACAACGCGACCGTCACCTCGTCGACCGGTATGGCTGTTTTGACGACGGGCGCGCAAGTCAATTCAGTTGCGACGCTCGTCACCAAAGAGTATGTCAAGTACCGACCGGGTCAGGGGTCTATGAGCCGCTTCACGGCTCTGTTCACGACGGGCGTCGCCGGGTCGACTCAGTTCGCCGGACCTGGTGGTGGTAGCGTCGACGGTCTCGGCTTCGGGTACAACGGCACGTCATTCGGTGTTCTGTACAGACACAACAGCACGGATACCTGGATTCCTCAGTCCACGTGGAATTACGATACGATGCTCGGTGGGACCACGTCCGGTAAAATTCTCGTACCGACAAATCTGAACGTCTATCAAGTGAAGTTTCAATACCTCGGGGGTGGTAACATCTTTTACTATATCCTGAACGACTTCACGGGGCGGTGGGTCCTTGTACACATGGTCAAGAACGCAGGCAACCTGACGGCTCCAAACCTTCGAAACCCGAGCATGCCTGTACGCTTCGAGGCGCGAAACACGACAAATACGTCAGCACTCGTGATCAAATCTGCGTCGATTGGACAATTCCTCGAAGGTCCGCGTCGTTTTTTGGGACCTCGAGGTGCACTCGATGCGCTGAATATATCAGTCGCTGATTTGACCCAGACGAATATTATGGCTTTCCGCAACGCAACGACGTTTAACGGAACACCGAATTACGCCATCGTTCATATTCGCCAAATTTCATTTTCGGCTAATAAATCTCCACAACCTTCCGGGTGCGTCAACCTTCGCATCATTCGCAATCCGACCACGACATTCGCATCGTTCACGCCATATAGCGGGACGACCGCCAATGGTGGAGTGACCATAACGTCAGGCAATTCGGTTATGAGCAGTAACGTGGTGGCGTCGACTATTTCGGGTGGGCAGACCACATACACGTCGACTCTGTCTATAGGTGACTCCCAAACGATTGACGTGACAGAATACGATATAAATATCTATCCAGGTGACGTCATATGCTTCGTCGCCTATTCATCCGTCGCCTCTGTTACGGTTGGTACGTCCACAGTCTGGAACGAAGATATCTAAAACAAGATCTTGGTAGCAAGTAGATGGCGGACGACAGTCAGCGTGTCAAGTACGTCTACGTCGATTCGTCGAGTCGCGACACGAGCCTGTACCCGTCAGGCAATGCCTACACTCTGCATCTGACCGCCCCGTTACACAGTGTGGTTCGCGTCGACCTCGTCAATGCCAAGGTGCCCAACACCCTGTACAACATCACGACCGGTACGGGGGTATTCACGTTCAACAGCACGGCGTACAGCATCGCACCAGGCTATTACTCGTCATATGGACTTGCATGTGCACTCACAAACACGACGGGCGGTACAGCCTTGTCAGTCACATATCTACCGGACGAAGGTCGATTCATGTTCTCGGCGCCTGTGCCGTTCACACTCCAGGCCAACACGCTCGAGCTTCAGCTGGCGCTCGGTATCGCTACCGGGACGCTGACCAGTTTCACCGCGGCGTCATCACCGATTTACGTCAACGATCCGACGTACGCGGAACTCAATCTGTACAAGTCCACCACGCTCGTGGTGCTCAACGTCACCGAGTATGTGTTCCTGGACATTGAAGAGCTCCGGACGACGAGCGTCCTCGATGCCAAGAAGTTGATCAACGGCACGACTGACGGCTCAACCATCCGCTCGACATTCGGCATGGTTCCTCTCGACGTGACCAGCGGCTCGATCAAAAACTTCAAGGAGGGCTCAGACTACAAGCAGTACCTGGACTATGACACGCCGATTCCCAAGCTCCAGCGTCTGACGGTTCGTTGGCTGAACAGCAAAGGCGCCTCGGTCAACTTCCAGGGGTATGATCTCAATGCATTCACGCTCAGATTCCACTGCGAGTACAAAGAGCCGCCACCACCGACACCGCCTTTGCAGGATGTTCAGATTCAGCGGATCGTCGACGCCATGTCCATGGTTCCACCACCACCCAAGCCGCCTCCCGAACGTCGCATTCTGGGTCGGTGGGTCATCGCCGTCTTAGTGATTGGATTCGTCACGGCGTACATCGCATACATGCGTCTGCTCAAGCCTTTGCTCGAGCGTCTCGCTGCCATACCGCCACCCGAACCATTTAAACCGAAGGTGTCCCTGTACTAGTAATGGCGACGATGTCACCCATCGCGACTCTTACCGATTTTATCGACTCGATCAAGGAGAAGCTCACTGACGGCGAGTACATCGAAGGCATGAACATGTGCAAGAAGGTGTTTGACAAGAAGGAGCGTGAAACCCCTTTGAAACTGTACCGGATGACTTACCTCCGCCCGTACATGTTCATGGATGAGCACTGTGACGACGAGGACTGTGACGACATGAAGTACTGCCTGAGTTTCGAGCGCGCGACGTCACTGGTTCAGCTTACGGATCGAGGAGCGGCTCGAATCCGTGAGACGAATCTATTTTTGGGGGACAAGGAGGAAATGTCCGCGTTCGTCGACGTGGACGTCTTTCATTCCTTCCCGAACGAATTTGACGAAAATATGGAGTGGTACGAGTTTCCTGTCATTACACTGGAGCTTGCTGATCCCCCTGCCGTCGAGCCCGAGCCCGAGTCAGACACTGAGGTCACCGTCCGCGACGCTTAGCGGGCTGACCCCAACCCTACGGGCTTTTTAGCGGGTCACGGCGAAGATGGGCTGGGACGGCTGCTTGGTGCCCAGGGCACGGTTCATGATCAGGAAGACCACGATGGACAGCAGCGTCGTGAAGATGGCCGTCAGCAGGTAGTACATGCCGCCGTTCTTGGGCACGGACACCACCTGGGCAATCACGAAGCGGACCAGGTCCATCCACGCGATCGCGGCACCGAACGAGAAGCCAGCCACGACAAAGTTGCCGGTCTGGGTGGTGAACTGGGAGGAAACATCAGCAATCACGGCGCTCATTTTGATTTCTGTTCAGAAAAAAAATCGTCGTCCGGGATGAAAGCCTCCTCCTGGACGATGACGGCATACTTGACCTTGGCTGGGAGCTCCTCGTCGCTGGTGTCATCCTCGTCTATAAAGACGTGAATCTCGCGCGGGTTGTACCCTTTCAGACCTCGGCGTTTGCCTTGTCGGCTGCAGACTTGAGCATCGTTTCGATCGGAGATGTTGGTTCCCACGAATCCCATGTGTCTGCACACCTATTCATATTCACGAAGAGTTCTTCGGACCCTTCGTAACGCGTGAACGGCTCCTCTGACTCGTCCACCTCGTCGAGCTCCTCTTCGTCACTGTCCGTCTCGTCGTACGCCTCTGGAAATAAAGAGCCCACCTGGCGCCCTGTGACGTTGCGTACGGCGTACATGAGGCCGTAGGCAACATCCTTGCCCGTGACAGTGTCGCGACCACACGCCTTGGCGTAGTGACTGGCGAGTACCATCGCTGATTCCATGACTGGCAAAAGCAGATCGATCGCAGCATCCTCCATCGTACTAGAAGGCGGGATTTGGCATGACGACCCTGAGCGCAGCATTGTAGTTGGCCACGTCACGACACAAAGGGCACGTGATTGTCCATGTTGGAAACGTGCCATGGGCTGGGTCATAGTGGATCCGGTGCGGCGGCTTCATGAGCTTGCGCGTACACCCGATGCACACCTCGTGACGACACGCGAGACTATGCTTCGAGCCGTCAACCGTGAGCATCTTCTGGTAGCACACGGGACACTCTGGAACGCCGGCACCGTCTGCACCCAGGACCGACACCCTGAGGATACACGATTCGCACGTCTCCTTGTTGGGATCGTCGTTATGGCCGAGCAGATCCACTTTGCACGTGGTACACAGACGCTTGCTCCCGAGGATGAAGAACATCTCCCGACGAAGCTCATCCGTCGTGCATTGAAAGCCTCTCAGGCTACGTGGCCAGCTGGACACGCCCGTATAATACTTGACGTCGTACCGGATTCCATTCCGGTTCGTGATTTTGAATCGTACACCTTGCGGATTCGTATAGTCCATGGGTTAGGTGCGCCCCAAAACTTTAACGGCACGGGCACAGATTCTCCTTCTTGCGCTCGGCGCTGAGCAGTACGGCGAGCACCATGAGCACTGCGATGAGTGCCAGTACGCGTGACATTTACTGTCGGTCCAGAAATTACTCGTCGTAGTCCTCCACGTACTCTTCTTCCGCCTCGAGATCTTCGTCGTCTTCTTCGTCGTCATCGCCTGAGAGCGACACACCTTCGTCGGACGGCTCGTAATCGTCGTCCGAGTCGTACACCTGCTTGATCCAGCCGTCGCTGGTGTTGGCCGGCTCAAAACCCGCCTGCTCTTCGTCGTCTAGGTACTCGACAACATAGTCATCATCGATGTCATACGTGTCCGACTCGTACCTGTAGATGGTCCGACCGTGATCTTTGTCCTCCGAGGCTGAAAGGTAGATGATCGTGTACGCATTGTCGCGCTCCTCGACGACCCGGGCCAGAAGCGGTACCGGTTTCGTACCACCGATATCTGTCAAAACTCGAACGAGCATTTTCTGTTTCACTGACAAGTTTTTTAGACGCACATCGACGCGAGCAGACCGAGGTTGTCTGAAGATGGTTGTCGACCCCGGGCACAGGCTGGACAGCCCGCGAGGAACAGCGGCGGTAACGTGTGCGTGTGCTCGATCGTCCTGACGCTCGACGGTATGATCGGTGTCGGAGGTGCGAGCGCACGCTGTACCGGCTTTTGCTTGACGTGCTGGTGGCAGTAGCCATTCTCCTTGGCGGCATGCCGACACTGTTTCCCCTTGGCAGTCACGCCGCGACACGTCGAGCTCTGCGTCCGATCAATCACGGACACGTCACGCAAAAGTTGACGCATAGAAATGTCGTACGTGCGCGAAATCTTCTCGAGCATCTGGGACATCCGTTCGTTGACACGCTTCTCCACCTCATCTTCGAGGATCTTGAGCACATGCTCCATGATGTACAGACGTCCACTGTGTTTATCCTTCCCTTCGCGC